TCCCTTCCGGATTCCTATATAATATATGATAGGATGGCAAGGTTGTGAGGAGGTGTGATGGGCGATAACGCACGGGTAGCCAACAAGTCTTGGGACCCAGAAGCGCAGCTGAATGATCTCATGCTCGAGATGCAGTTCGACGATGGGAACGCTGCTGCTAGCTCTGCGCGTATGTTGCGTGAACACGCACTGCAGGCCGCATCTTCGATCGCTCACCTCTCTGCCCATGCGGGAAACGAGAGAGTCCGCATGCAGGCTTCGGCTTACATCCTCGACAAGGTTCTCAACGACAGCCTCGACCACGATCACCGCTTGCATCAAGAGCTCGTGACAATGGTTGGATCTGCGCTTGCATCTGTTGTGCGGGCCCTTGGCGTCCGCTACAACTTCGACCCTGACAGCCCAGAGGTCAAGAGCATCGCACACGAGTGCATGGTTGCCCTTGCATCTGCTGGACAGTCTGACGAAAGTGAGGCGGCATGACCACAGCTAACGCGAATCCGAACTACCACGGAACGCTCGTTGGCTCGGCCGTAGATACGATTACACTCCTTACGAACCCAGCCGTTGTCGAGATCGTGAATGTCAGTGGAGCTACCGCGATCTACTACACAGTGGACGGGAGTGCACCCACTGTAGGAGGAGTAAATACCCGAGTCGTTCCAGCCGCTGCAGGAGCCAGAGACCGAGTAAATATCAGTCCTGACGCAACAGGCGTTGTCAAGCTGATCTCATCTGGCACACCTACGTATTCAGTAGAGCCAGTAGCTGGCCCGTTCTAACAGACCACTAATAAGGGGAAGACGGCGGTTGGCCAACAACGGAGCTTCACTGCTTCGAGGTGTTGCGAACGACTTCTTCAACCCTGCCGATACGAATGCGGACTGGCCACAGAAGAGGTTGAAGGTCCACCTCTGGAGCCAGCAGCAAGCGATTCGCGAATCCGTTAGGCACAACCGTTACACAGCAGTCCCTTCAGCTCACGACCTCGGCAAGTCATTTATTGCTGCCGAGACGGCTTGTGAGTGGATCGACACCCACGACCTTGGTAAGGCGTTCGTTGTCTCCACCGCTCCCACAAGCCCTCAGGTGACTGCTATATTATGGCGAGAGATCGAGCGTATGCATCGGAAGGTTGGACTTCCGGGCATGATCACGATGGGGCGTATCCCTGAGTGGAAGATCGGTAAGCAGCTTGTCGGCTATGGTCGTAAGCCTTCGGACTACGATGAGTCCGGCTTCCAGGGTATCCACGAAGAGTACCTCTTGGTGATTGTCGATGAGGCTGACGGTATTCCAGAGCAACTCTGGAACGCCATCGATGCTCTCGCAACGAACTTGAATGCACGGGTGCTTGCTATTGGTAACCCGAACGACCCCAAGTCGTACTTCAAGACGATCTGTATGCCAGGTAGCGGTTGGAATGTGATTCACCTCGACGGTTTGCTCAGTCCGAACTTCAGTGAATACGAAGTCAAGGCTGCTAGCAACCACTCTGCCGAAGAGGGACTCACAGGGGACTTGTACGGGTATATGGTTGAAAACAACATCCCGTTCAGTGAAGAGAGAGTCCCGTTCGAGTTGCAGATGAACCTTCTCACACCGCTATGGGTTGCAGAGCGGATGCCTCGTTGGGGTATCTTCAAGCTTGACGACGGGACTTGGACTAGCAGCCCTCTTTGGGAGGCTAAGGTCCGAGGGCGCTTCAGTGACTACTCCGTCGATGGTGTAATCCCTATGGCCTGGATCATGAAGGCCGTCGAGCGTTGGAAGGAATGGCGCGGGTCAGGCCTCCCTGTGGAAAAGCTCGTTGGTGGGCGGGTGTATGGCGTCGATGTCGCCGGTGAAGGCTCCGATGAGACATGTGTATCCGAGAGGGTTGGATACACATGTGTTTCCGTTGAGCGCAACGGTTGGGGAACTGACACGATGACCCCTGCAAACCGACTGATCGAGCGTGTCGGCCGTACTGGTGGACGTGTCGTTATTGACTATAACGGCATCGGCATCGGTACGGGCGACCGCTTGATTGAGGCTGGTGTTGAAGTCCTTAAGTTCATTGCGCAAGGGAAGTCAGACGCGACGGACTCATCTGGTGAATACAGTTTCACGAACGCTCGGTCTGAAGCTTGGTGGAACATGCGTGAGCTCCTTGACCCTGCAAACAACCTTCCTGTTGCGCTTCCTGATGACGAGTTTTTGATTTCAGACCTCGCTGCACCGAAGTATACCATTCGTACAGGAGCAAAAATCCATGTCGAGGAGAAAAAGGAAACTCGTAAGCGCCTTCGTCGTTCTCCTGACACTGGTGATTCTGTCGTTATGGACTTTTGGCTTGCCGGGCTAGGTGGGTTTACTGCGTTCAATCTGTCATACGATGACGCTAAGGCGAGCGATTACGTGCAACCGTATGCACACCAACAGACTTCGACAGGGTACGTTGAGAGCAAATCAGTGTTCGACGACATCCTCGAAGGCTACACCACAGGGTGGATGAATGACTAACGTCGCTACCATGAATGGACAGCCTCGTCCGAAGCAAGGTTTTGAGCAAGGCACCATGCTGGATATGACAGCTGGCGATCTTGTCTTCAGCGATATTCCTGGTACACAGGAAAATGAAGGTCTTGTTTACGAATACCGCCAGCCAACCGTGCTCCAGTTGCGTGAAATGTTGGATCACGACGGTCGTGCACGGTCTCTCGAGCAGTGTCTTGTAGCTCCCATAGCGGGCGCTGATTGGAGATTAGAGGGCGTAGATAAGGAAATCGCTCAATGGGTCGATAGCGTACTACGTCAAGCGACGATTGATGGCGGTATGGCGACACCGATGTCCGATGTTTTGTCGCAAAAGGCTGAGGCATTCGTCATGCGTGTAGCCTTCCATGAGAAAGTTTGGAAGACTACGCAGGACGATAAGGTCGTCTACGACAAGATTGCGTGGCGACCTCCTAATACTTGCACACTTCTACGTGACAGGGACAATGGTGACTTGACAGGCTTCACGCAATGGAAGTTTGGTCAACAGAACCAAGTTGTAATCCACCTGCCATACGCTGACGTGTATGTGCACGGAGCGCGCCGTGATCCTGTTCGCGGAGTTTCCGACCTTACGGTTACGTATCACAACTACCGTATTAAGGAAAAGATCAAGTACCTTTGGTACACCTACTGCGAAGTCCTGTCGCTACCTCGTCAGATTGTCCTCGGGACCACTGAAGATGAGGTCAAGAAAGCAGTTCAAGCGATTGCAGGTCTTAAGAACGCAGGTGTAGCAGGCATTCCGGCGTCCTGGGTGAAAGAAATCCAGACCATTGAGACGTCGGGAACAGGTGCAACAGACTTCCAAGACGCGATTGCATACCTCGACTCGGACTCAGCTCTGAGTCTTCTGGCTGGCTTCAGTGAGTTGCCTGCGCGAGCTATGGGTACAGGAAGTACTCACGGTCCGCTAGGCTCGTATGCCCTCGCTGAGGCTAGCCAGAACTTCTTTGTTGACATGTTAGCTTCGTACGCTGAAGAGATGAACGCACAGATCACGAACAGTTTGATTGCGGATCTCGTTCGTTGGAACTACGGTTTCAATGTAGCCATCCCTCAGTTCCAGTTGGATCTTGAAGAGGAAGCGATTCAGAACGCGTACTCGTTACTCACAGCGTTGCTGACAGCTCCTGTGCCGACAAATGTACCCGCAGAGTTCGTTAAAGAGCTTACGCTACTCGTCGCAAAGAACATGGGCATGGATGTAAACGCCATCAACGCTGCAATCGATCAGCAGGTCCAAGTGAACGCACAGAACGCCAAGACAGCAGCCGAAGCCGGACAAGCACCGCTTGCAGCCGCTGCTGATGTTGGACAAACAGTCGCCCGGCAGGCTCAGAGTACGTTGGCTCCATCGTCGTCGGGGAGGCCACAATGAGTCAACCGGTGAGCGTCAGTTCTAGGGAGATCCAAAAGGTGCTGGATCTGCTCCCAGTGGCTGGGCCTGCCGGGCTTGCTCCTACAAGCATAGCACACGTAATCGGCCCACCAGTGACGCCAGAAATCGTGCAAGACCTTATGCGACGCAACGGTACTGGTGTGCTGACACGTCAGCCTGAAGAGATTGCAAACCTGATCATGGCCGCTAAAGAGCGTGGCCAAGAGAAGGATCGTCAAACGTTTTGGGAGGAGAGGTCCTAATGCCACGTACTGCAGGACTTAGAGGACGAATCGCACCGTCGCATGAGCCTCGCCTAATGCTTAACCGCTTTAGGGGTCGTTCAGTTGCTGCACAGCCTTCTGCAGACATTTCACAAGCCATACAGTCTTGGGGTATGTTGATGAATGACACTCTGCTTGACTGCGGTCCTGCGATGGTTGAGCACGCACGTATGGCCAAAGCGGCCATTGGCGCAACGCCTGAAGGTGTTGGTCTGTTCCCGACATCGTTCCATCTGCCTTCAGACCAAAATACCGAAGATTGGTACTCCGCGCTACAGACGTTCTACGGAGTTGTTCCTCCGCTTCCTGGCAACGGTGTTGATAATAAGTCGATGCTGATGTGGCTCTACAACGCAACAGGCGGTGTTTTCCCGAAGGGTGACGATATCACTGAGTGGGGCTTCGCAGAGATCGACGTTACTGACATCGACGGTTTGAAGGACGACATGGTCGCTTTTCGAGGTGTGCTATGCGGTGTCTCACTTACCCCTAACGCTGAGTCGGAGTTCGAGCAGCACGTTCCATGGACCGTTACGCCACAAGAGCAGCCTGACCCGCAAATGGGTCATGATATCCTTCTTGTAGAGTATGACGAGACTTCCTATACCTTCGTTACGTGGGGGGCTCTCCAGAAGGCTACTGTTGCCTGGGAACAAGCCGAATCGGGTGATGGCGACTTCGATGCGTGGGTCATAATCACTGCAGAGGACGCAGAGCGTAATGGTGTAGACCTTGCAGCCTTGAAAGCTGAGATCGAGGCGTTGGGCGGTACGGACGACGTGCCTGTACCACCGAGTCCTGCTCCAGCGCCCGAACCGGCTCCGGAGCCAGCACCCCCCTCGCCAGCTCCGGAGCCGGTAACTCCTCCAGTTCCAGACCCTGGTCCTATTGACCCCAATCCTCCATCAGGTGTTCTCTCTAAGTTCTTTCACAAGCTTCGCGACCTCTGCGACGAGTTTATCCAGGAAGTCGAAGGACATGACTGATCTGGTTCATACCACACGTATACGGTCTTGTAAGCGGCCTGAGGCAGCGCTTACACAACTGTACGGCTCGCCTTCCTCTTTCTGGGCTGAAGCATTCCCTTGGGCTCATCAGGCGAAGGCGGCTGTGCCTTCTTTGTTCATGTCCTTTATCCTTGCTCAATGGGCTATTGAGACGGGCTATGGAGGTTGGGATTGGAGCACTGCCCATAATCCAGGCAATGTTGGCTCATACGATGGACAGCCTGTTAACGTGTTTCCGAGTCTGCAAGTGGGTGTCAATGCGTACGTCCAGACGATCAAGCTCGGTTACTACAACGCAGTGCGCGCAGCTACGACACCTCATGCGCAAGGTACCGCTCTTGGATATTCGCCTTGGGCGTCAGCGCACTACGCTCTTCCAGGAGGCGCTCCTGGCTCTGAGATCAACTGGGTTATCGACAACTACAACCTGACTCAGTACGATTGGGCGGCACCGACTCCAGCGCCCACGCCGCCTACACCACCTATTCCTGTCTACCAAGGAGATGACATGATTGCAGGGGATCCACAAAGCAAGACCGGTTCATGGGCTCTTGGTTCTGACGGAGGAGTCTTTACAGCAGATGGAGCGCAGTTCTACGGCTCAATGGCCGGAAACCGCTTCAACTGGACCGCAATCGGTGCTCTCGCGGGCATTGCTCCTTGGTGGGATGGCTCCGGTTGGGGTTACAAGATCGCTGTTCACACGAACCAACCCGGCCAGTTCGCGTACTACCGCTTTCCGTCCAACGGGTCATTGAAGAGCAGTGTAACGGTTGAAGCAGCATCAGATCACGTGCTAGCGAAAGCCGCAGCGTCAGACCTGCAGGCTTGGGACTCTTCCACGGCAGGTCTGGTAGAAGAGACTGTCGCATGAAGTCAATGGTCATCGAGCTCGTGACTCCCTTGTCGGGGAGTGCCTCTTACACAAGCGGTACTCGTGACATGAAGACTGTCGAGCAGGACTACGGCATTGCTGTATCGAACTTCGTAGTTGAAGTCGATTCGGATGCTGGTGGAACACTGGAGATCGATGAATCCTCAGACATGATTGTCTGGGAACAATCACAGTCGCCAACGGGTTACACTGGAGGCGAGGGCGTCCTGCGTCTCTCCATTCTGCCGGAGCAGCGATACGTGAGGGCGAAGTTCACTAATGGAAGTGGAGCGCAAACGCGTTTCACCATGAGCACAGGAGTTGACTACACGTAATGGTAACTGCACACGAAGGTCATGTGGTCATCCGATCATTTGACTTTGACTACACTCAAGGACTAGCTGCGCTTGCAGCAGGTGTGCCTTTGTTCACTCCTGTCGTAGGCTCGCAGATCGAAAACATCACTGTCCGCGTGACGACTGCTTGGAACGGCACCACGCCGAAGTTTGACATCGGAACGTTCAGCGGAGGCAACACAGGGCTGTGGGCTCAACTCGGACAGGGCGCGGTCGACCTAACAAGCGCAGACGCTGCAGTCACAAACAACGCTGGCCTAGCTACCAATGCAGGCACGAACAGCGCATCGCTGCTTCTGTCAGCTGTTTCCGTTGGCATTCTCGCGTCGGCTGGAGCTGGTGCGGCAGTGCCACGCAAGCTGCCGATTCAGATCACAGCGGCCAATCCTCTTCTACTGGTTGTTTCACAGAATGGCCAGAAGAGCGGTACGGCGACTACGTCGACTACAGGCGCTGCAACCGTTACGGTTACCCTTCGCGAGTTCCAGTCTTGAGCATTTCCCTTACTGCCGAGACGCCAACAGCGTCGACCGTACCGGAGCCTTTTGCTAAGTCTCCGGTACCTGGTCTTTGGCATGTTAAGGGAATGATGTTGCCGGCATATATCCAGCACGTTGCACACGATCTCATTGAGAGTGGTGGTGCGCATTCAGTTAGTGAGGCAATCGCTAAAGCAGTTGTGATCATCAAGCACTGGGCTGCTGGAAAGCTCGTCGGTAACGAGAAAGGACATATTCATCCAGACGTCCGCGCTGCAGCTGCGAAAGCGCTTGCAGAGTGGGAAGCGAAGAGAAGGATCGCGCACGCAGCACATGCACACTCACACTCACATAGTAACGGAGGTACGTCTATGAGCTCAGTAGACCTCGCACTCGGAGGTAGCTACGGTTTGCCTCGCGTTGGCGAGGGCGCACAGAAGATAGGCATCGGAATCAACTCAGGAAAGGCTCTCAAGAACGAAGAAGGCCTGTATACAGGCCTGAAGCAAAAACTTGCGAGCCACCTTCGGAACGTACACCGCCTATCGGGCAGCTATGAGCACATGGTGTTGCCTCGGCTGCACGAAATCCATGCGCAGGACCATATGAGTGGGACCATTATGCCGCATGAGCACCCTACTGGATTGGAGCCGCGTATGCAAACACTGGGTGATGGTGCTATGCTTGCCAATGCGTACGGCGTGCGAACAAGCTATGATGCTTGGGGCAAGCCGATCGACTTGGCAGGTGTAGCGCCTGTTGTATCGTCTCAAGACGGTCCCCGTATGACTGGTAAGTCGTCCGGAGGCAAGAAGGGGAACTACATCGGTTTCGAGAAGCTAGTCCAGCGGATTATGTCTAAAGGAAAGTCGAGGGCCCAAGCCGAAGCTATCGCTGCGTTCGTTGGACGTAGAAAGTACGGCGCCAAGAACTTCCAAAAGGCAGCAGCTTCTGGAAAGAAGCTGGGCGGATGACCGTACTCTTGAGCCCAGTCAATGAGCGTAGGCCTATTGATCTGGGACAGACACTCTTCCGGAAGCAGATTCTGCCTCTAGGGAAGATCATGTACAAAGGTCGGGAGCTCGTCTTCGACAAGCCATACCTGCAAGAGTTGGCCTCAACCTTTAAGGAAGCGCCACTCGATCAGGTTCCGTTTCAACTTGCCGACGAAGATAACCGTCACACGATGGATCCGACGCGCTACGGCGGCGAGATTAAGGGGCTTGAGGTCACAAAGAGTGGCCTCGATATGCTCGTTGAACTTACCCCCGATACCGCTGAGCTGATTCGCAAGAACAACAAGCTCGGTGTTAGTGCCCGAATCCACGAAATCTTCCACAGGGAGGCAGACGGAAGGACCTTCGGGAAGACCCTGGAGCATGTTCTAGGCACTCTACACCCTCGAGTCACGGGGATGGGAGCCTGGCAGGAGGTGTCGTTGTCTGAGGACATCGAGGACGACGACATCATTGATGCAACACAAGAGGAGGTAACAACCTTGAGTGACACCACCGGTGCGCCAAGTGGGCAGGGAGGGGCGTCACCGCCGGCGTCGCCAGCTCCCGACCCTGCTGGGCAAACCTCAGAATCAGCTGCGGGTGAGACGCCTGCGGCCACTCCGCCTGCCAGCCCGCCGGCAGGAACAAGTAGGGCGCCTCAGCCGGTCATGGACTTCGATGGTATGGACTTCGAAGACGTTTCCGATGCTGAGATCGAAGCCGCCGAGCGTGAGCTTACTGGTGCTTCTTTGAGCGCCAGCAGCCCGTCAGGTTCAATCGAACTGGCTGCCCAGCGAGCCAACGAGGATCGGATTCGAAACCTCGAGCTCGAACTGGCACGTCAGCGATTCGTCAACGAAGCACGTGAGTACATCGAAGCTGGTGTGCCTCCTGTTCTCGTTGAACTGGCGCGTCCGCTCCTGTCCCTTCCGATGGCTCCGGTCATCGACCTGTCCAATGACGACAAGATCGACATGGGCCAGCTGGTTCGAGACATGCTCGACCAGACGAAGGGCTTCATTGAACTCGCTTCCGAGCGCGGGACTAGCTATAATCCCGCCGACGATGGTGAGACGCGTGCCGACAACGTCCTTGAGGCGTGGACTGGAGGTAGCAACTAATGGCTGGTGTTGTCCCCCGTTATGATGACGGGCCGGTAACATTCCAGTGCAGTGACAGTGCCAGCATTGTTGGTGGCATGTTGGTTGAATCCGATGCTGGTTCGCCAGCAAAGGTTCAGCCTGCGTCAGCTGGATCACAGGTGAGCATTGGTGTCGCTACCAATGACACCGTTGGTGTGAGCGTGTCCCAGGTGCCTACGGTGCCTGGAACGACATCGCCAAGCATCAACGCGGCCCTGCTACCACCGTACGTCGCAGTTGCGTCGGATGGTGTGTACCCTGTACGGTATGCTGCAACCACTGCCTTCGGGGCTCGGTTGAAGTGTGCTGCGAACGGTCAGGTGACCCCTTGGGTTTCCGGTACCGACAATGCCGAGCTGATTGTCGGCATTTGTTATGAGCCTGGCGGCGTCACCGTGTCGTCTGGTTTCGTTGTCGGCGCTATGCAGCTGTCCGGCCTGAGCTAAGAGGAGGTGAACTAGGTGAGTTTGATTACGCCAATCGTCTCGTCAAGGGACGGCGCAAGGGTAACAGTCAATGACTTGATCAACAACCCGACCGTCATCCCTCGACGAATCCTGCAGCTGCTGAGCAATCAGTTCGTTGCAGACTCGGTTCTGCGTAACGCCGGATCAAACAACAGTGGCGTTGTCGAGTACAACGAGTCCACCCCGCTGTTTGCTGACCAAGGCGCTGCGATCCGAGCCGAGTTCGGTGAGTACCAAATCGTCACGACTAGCGACGGAATCCCATCCGTTGCAACGTCGGTCGACCGTGGTCTGTCGCTCATGATCTCCGACGAGATGCGTCGTCGGAACAAGATCGACCGCGTCAACATTCAGATGACGCAGATCACGAACACCATGAGGCGCGACTGGGACTTGGCCTTCATGACGTTGTTCCTCGCGAACAGCAGCGTGCAGACCTTTGCGGTCTCGGCCCCATGGTCGACTTCAACGGTGATTCGGAACGACATCCTCAAGGCTCAGAAGTTGGTCAACAACGCCACCACTGGTGACCAGGCCAACAACTTCCTGAACTTCAACGCGGACACGATGATCATCACGGAGACGACGAAGTACGACATCCTGATGAGCGCCGCGTTCAACTCAGGTGCTGGAGTGTACCAGGGCAACCTGGCGTCCGAAAACCTGCAGTACACGGGACTGCTCCCGCAGAAGCTCCTCAACCTCGACGTGCTCGTCGTGAAGTCCGGTGGCTCGCTGCCGGACGGAAAGGCGATCGTGCTCGAGCGTGGAACTGTCGGCTTCATCTCCGACGAAGAGCCGCTGCAAAGCACTCCGCTGTACCGCTACCAGCCGCGTCGTGTGTGGCGTTCGGACACCAACCGAGCGTCCGCGATGGGTCTGGACCAGCCCAAGGCCGCCTGCATCCTGACGGGCGTCTGATCAATGTCTGGTGAGCGCGAAGACGTCGAAGATGAGAGTCACATCCACATTCACATTCCTGGATTTGATCGAATCTTCGACGTTCTTCGTGCGATCCAGGAAGACTTAGTCGAACTACGAACGGAGGTTCAACAACTTATGACGGACCAAGAGAGCGTCGACGCTGACGTTCAGCAACTAGAAGCGCAGATTGCTGCGCTCGGTACCGCGACAGCAGCGATCCAGACGGAGATTCAGAATCTCCAAGCCGCCAATCCGGCTCTGGATCTGTCCGGTCTGAACCAGGCAGTCACCGACCTGACCACCGCGACGGGCAACGTGGCCTCCCTGGCTACTCCACCAAGTCCGCCGCCTGCACCTTAACAGGAGAACAATATGGCCCAGAAGTACGTCGTCCAGACCGACTTGCTCGACCGCATTGATCACTCTGCCGGATACAAAGAAGATGGCACACCAAAGCGTGTTACTGAACACCGCCGCGGCGAAGTCATCGAGTTTGGCGAACTGCCTCAGGAGCAGGTCGACCGGTTCATTGATCTCGGTGCCATCAAAGAGCACAAGCCGGAGAAAGAAGAGAAGGGTGAAGAACCCTCTGCCGCACCGAAGAGTGCGGCTCAACAAGGTCCGGGAGCAGGGCAGTGAACAAGTGCCCGCCAAGCGGTGCCGGCAAGCCCAAGAAGATTGGCAACAAGCCGAAGACCGTTGCGCCCCGAGCTTCTTCGACCCGCCGTACTAGCGGTCGTAAGAAGTGAGTTCGTTGATGGGGGTGAGGTTCCCTGGGCCTCACCCCCATCAACACTCGTACGAGATACAGGAACCTGCATAGGACCAGACTTCCTGTATCTCGTAGGAGGGAACATGAAGAGTCCTACTATCGATGACGTGAACAAGAGGCTCAAGTAGTGGCATACTGTTCGGCTAACGATGTTCGAAGAGGTCTCACTGGTAAGGCTACATCTGGCGGTGAAGACAATCCTCTTACGAATACTGCAGCAGACCTCGATGACGAGGCCCTCAACGATGCTGCTGAAGAAGCCAGTTCAGTAGTCGATTCCTACATTGATGGTCCGTATGACCTAACTGCAGGCGACAGTATTCCACCTGCAGTTCGGTTCTGGACTCGCGACATTGCGTGCTACCTAGCAACGCTCGTTTGGCGCAGGTCTAAGTCGCCCGCACAGAACGACCCTGTGGTATTGAGGTACCAACATGCCATGGAGCAACTCGACAAGGTTGTTCAGAATCTCCTTACTGTTCAAGGTCCGATGAACCCTGGTGACCAGCCTACCGTTGTGAATCCTATTCCCGGACCTCAGTTATTCAATATCTGGGACTTCGATCTTTGGGGCAAGCCTGAAGGTGGTTACGGTTGGCCTATTGTCAGGAGTGGCGGTATTATCTACTGGGTGACGCCGTAATGCCTGGCGACTTCGTAATAAGGATGAAGGAGCTCTCGGCTCGCATTGGTTATGGGAAGCTCGACATTCGTGTCGAGTTTGATCAGGCCTACGCCCATAAGCAGCATGAGGATATGCTTCTGAAGCATCCTCATGGAGGTGGTCCACAGTACCTTCGACGTGCACTCTTCGGAAACATTCCTGAATACCTGACTATTATGTCAGAAGGAGTGTTAACTGATCTTGACACAGCTGCGAAGATTACGTCCGAACACCTTGCGGCACACGCTTCACGAAACGCACCAAAGCGTTCTGGCGGTCTTGACCGCAGTGCTCACCCGATGGTGTTCAGTCATGGCATGAAGATCTATGATCGTCCGCCACAAGTTCGTCGTCGTACGCCTGAACAAATCAGGCTGAAGAACGAGAAACTACAACAACCGAAACACTGGTACGGTGCTTGGCCACCAGTTTTTGGCTCGCGTGCATCGCGTGGTGAGGCTCCCGGCTAATGCTCGCCTACTCTGACGTTGTTGCACTCCTGGAGCCGTCACTTGCTGCTATGGGCTATGGTACAAGTGAACTCGCGATGCCCTACTTCGCACCTGATCCTGCCGACAACCCCGTAGCTCAAGACCAGAGTCCCACCTCGATGGTTATTATCAACTTGACTCCAGGTGCGGGTCTAGATTCAGAACAGGTGTTCGACCAAGCAGGACTCTACATTCGGACCATCGGCGATCAGAACGATTACGATGGTGCCGAGAAGCTCGCCCAAGATTGCGATCGTGCACTCATTGCGATCGACACTTCACAGAAGATCAACGGCAAACATACCTTGTCCATTCAACGAGCTGGGGGTGCTCCTGCCCTTCTGCTACAAGATGACGGGGATAGGTATCACTTTACTGGCAACTACATCTGGGAGGTTGTATACTAATGTCAGACGAAGAAACTCAGGAGTACACTTCGTTTCCGGAATCCAGCGAAGAGTCGACAGGGAATGTAACAGTTCGTCTTGTCGAAGGCTCTCCGTTCATTTCGTTTCAAAGTGGCGATACGGTTGTCACACGCGAAGGCGTGTCCGTATCACCTGGGGAAGCTGAAGAGCTCCTCGCTCAGGCCCAAAACAACTCGATCAACTTGGAGGTGGTACCTGAATGATTGGTGACCTTTACGACGCGAATAACGTGAAGGTCGGACAGGCGGCGTGCCTCATTGCGCCGGCCAACACGCCGTTGCCAGTGCTCTCGGCGACGGTTCCGAACATGTCTGACCCGTTCGACCTCTCGCCTTGGACGTATGCCAAGCTTGCGGCGAGCGCTACGATTACCGCAGGCTCGTACACGTTGACGTACACGTTTAACGGTACGCCCTACACCACCGCTGCGATCCAGTACACCGACGTTGCAGCGACTATCAAGACAGCTTTGCTGACTGCACTGGCGCCCCTCGGTGTCACATCTGCCCAGCTGACTGTCACAGGTGGTCCTCCGAACGCGACGACAACTCCAGTACTCATCACACTGGATGAGGCGTATGTTGGAGGTACTTGGAGCGTTACGCCGACTGGTATCACTGGTGGTACGTTGTCCATTACCCCTACAGGTATCTGGACTCCAGTTGGTGCGACTGACCAAGGTTGGACGTGGAACTCCGCCAAGACTCTGCAGGATATCACGATCGAAGAGCAGTCCACCCTCGTCGGTCGGTTTGTTGCGAACCAGCAGTTCCAGGTAACTGCGGCGCTGTCTGAAGACATCACCCGCACGCTTGCAACGGTTCACAACATGACCCGTGCGTTCACTGCGGCATCGGTTAGCAATCCAGCGTACGAGACGTTGACATTGACCGACAGCACTCTTCAGTACGCTGTTGCGTTGATCATGCAGAACACGTTGAGCTATCCTCGATGGCTCTACATTCCTGCAACGACCTGTCTCGACAACGTGAGCACGCCGCTCCGTCGAGCAGCCGCCAAGCGCATGTACACCGCAACGTTCACATCCGTGTGCGCTACAAGCGCCATCCAGGTCTTCGAGTTCGAAGCACCTCACAGCTGATAGGAGATAGCAATGCCAGGGTTCGTAGCAAGCGAGGTAGTCGACGACTTATCGTACGACTTTGCACCACATGGTCCGAGGGGAGTAATCCCTGAACCGTCTTCGCAACAGATGCAACAGTTTAGGACAACCATCGCGGAGCTTACAGTCGAGATGGTACCTGACGAAGACATCGATGAAAGCGCGAAGACGGAGGAGATCAAGAAGGCGCTGATGGAGGTCATTGGCAAAGACCGCACTGAGTTGCGCGAAAAAATGCTTCACGCCATCGCCGACTTGTGTTCTGACCATCCGACGTTTGATGAGTTGGAAGCACTCCCGTTCCGTCACCAGGAGGCATTCAGTGGCTGGATTGCAGGAGTGTTCCTAGTCCCCCAACCCTTGACTCCCGCTACGAACGGCTTAGTGGCGGGAGGGGCAACAGGGCCGTCATCTACCTTGCTGCGCGGAAACTAGGCATCGACTACAACGCCTGGATCAAGTTACCTTGGTGGGTGCAGGAGACGTATGTTGAAGGATTTATTGATGAGGAACTGCTAGAGTTCACTCAGCCTGACGATCCTCGTCAGGAAGTAGATCCGGTCACTGCGTCTCCTGCGGCCCTCCAGGAACTGGGGCTGAAAGTGATACGAGGTGGCAAACGAGTATAACGCCGGCAAGATTGAAGCGGATCTTGAACTAAACAGGGATCCGTTTCAGGCGGGACTCCAAGCAGCTGAAAAAGAAGGCGAGGCGTTCGAGAGGGACCCGCTCGTCAAGGATATCAAGGCTGAGGTCGATCCTGCTGCCCTTGCTGAGGCGGAAAAAGAACTTAAAGAGCTGACAAAGACTGAGCTCAAAGAGATCGCTATCGAAATGGATATCGATCCTGAAGGTAAGACGCGCCTTGAGCTGATTAAAGCGATTGCTGCTCTACAGGTCGAAGCGGACCACGATCCTGTTAAGGTTCCTGTTGAAGTAGATCCCGGATCTGAGCGAAAGCTGAGTGCGGGGCTGGCGGCAGAGATTGCTGCTATGAAGGCTCTCGCAAAGACAGATCCTATTCCGGTCACGGCTACTATTGACCAAGTTACTAAGATGCAGCGCCTGCCGCGCGTTGCGCTGGATGCGATTGCGATTGTCTCAGGTATTGAGGACCCGCAGCACTTCGAGCGCAAGGCACAGTTGATTAGTGCTATCTTGCATGTAACGGGTACAGATGATCAAGGTGCTTTGGCACGCATTCGTGGCGATGTAGTAAGTATCGAACAGTTGATGCCCTGGGAGGCAATCAACCTAGCCAAGGAAGAGACCAAGCTAGCAATCCTGAAGGCACAGATTGCTAGCGACCAGTCAGAGCTGATGCTAACAAAGACTCTGGCTGCAGGTGGTGGAGGCGGTAGTGATGTCACTAGCGGAGGAGGACCTCTTCGAGGTGCACCTGAAGGAGGTGCGACAAGTGGGCTTCTAGGTGTTGCTGCAGCAAGCGGCCTAGGGGGTGTTGCTTCTGGTACTAGCGTTGCGCACCTTGCGACATCTCTTGTTCCCCTTCTTGTTTCTGGTATCGGCGCGGCACTTGGAGGAGGTCTTTTAGCTCTAGGTGGCGCAGGGGTAGCCGGCGTTGGTATGCTTACTGATGCTGCAGGTATTGGTCAAGCAATCAAAGACGCTCAGCTCTATAATACTGCATTAGGTCAGTTGAATACGGCAATCGCGACGTATGGAGCTAACAGTACGCAAGCTGCTCAAGCACAACTGCAAGTCAATGGAGCGCTTGCGCAGATGCCTCAAGCGGCGCAAGCTTCGATTGCGGCACTCGGTGCTGCGATGCAGCAGTTCCGTACTATGTGGGACAAGGCAACGGGCCCTGCCGAAGCTGTCGGCGCACAGATCCTTACGCAGCTCGTAGGCATCGCTGAGAAGTACGTACCGATCATTGGTAAGTACGCGCTCGAGAACATGAAGATCATTCAGCAGAACATTCAGCCGTTCTTCAAATGGTTGCAGGACCCGGCACGCTTTGGCGGCATAGGTATCTTCACAGACCTTGAGAAGATATTCCAGAAGAATCTTCCCACAAGCATTAGCATTTTCACAAATGCTATCGAGCTACTGGCAAAAACGATTGACGTTGCAGCTGGATACACCGGAGGGTGGCTAGATAAGCTGAACCGTTTCTTGATTAAGTGGAATACGGTTGACTTCAGCAAGTGGCAGAAAGAGATCGGCAATCTGGTTCACCTGTTCGACGTCTGGTGGGCAATGGGTGTACAGGTTTTCAACGTAGTAAAAGATCTATTGCACCTCGAAGCTGGTACAGGTACTTCAATCATTGAGTACTGGACTAAGGGTCTTAAGGATCTAGATACATGGCTTAAGGGTGCTGGTGGTCAGAGTATTCACAACCTATTTGAGGCACATAAGGAACAGATCCTTGCTTTGTTCCACGCGATCGGGATTCTAATCACACAGGTTGGACCGCCACTTATCCAGCTCCTAACGGACATTGCAAAGGCTAGTACACCTCTGATTCCTGTGATTGCAGAGGTCATTGCTCCCTTCTTGAAGGTCCTGACGCAGCTCTTGGACCTGATTGTCAAGATTCCTGGCGTAGGTAACTTGGTGGCCTTGTTCTTAGTGATTGAAGGCTTCAAAGCGATTCCGTGGTTTGGTATCGGTAGTGGGTTTGCTCTCTTCATTAAGCCGATCGAATGGCTCATTGCCGCACCACTCGACCTTTTGATTAGCAAACTCGCCAAGTTGGCTCTAACCATTCCGCTTGTTGGCGATGCCCTTGCGAGTGCTGGTAATAAAGCCAAAGAAGGAACGACACTAAACCGGCTCTTTGGTACTGGTAAGACAGCTACAGCTGCAGAAGGCGAAGCAGCTGCTACAGGCGAAGGCGAAGCCGCTGCAGGAGGAGCCGGTGTTCTTGGTACTATCGGCGCAGCTGCTGTTGGAGCAGTAGCCGGAGGTGTTGGAGGTTACCTACTTGGTAAAGCTACTGAAAAGGGTACTGGGACACAAGCCCAAGTCGGTAGGGGCCTTACTACTGCCGGAGGAGCTCTACTGGGAACAGCAGGCGCTTTGGCTGCTACAGGTGTTGGAGCCGTTCCTGCTGCGTTCGTTGCAGCAGCTGGTGCAGCGACTATAGCATCTGGTGAGATCGTTAGTCACTGGGGCACAGTAGTTAAGTTCCTAAGTGATGCTGGCGCCCACATCGGTT